CTGCTGGTGTCGAAGGACGCGACCCTCACGTAGAAGGTCACGCCGGTATTAAGCCCGTCGAGGAGGACCAGGTCCTCCGTGGTGACGAAGCCGCCGCTCCAGTTGCTGTTGTCGTAGGAGGTCTGGATCAGGTAGTGGGACAGGTCGGTGAGGGCGGTCCCGTCCTGGTTCTCCGTCGGCGGGGTCCAGGAGGCAGTCACGCGGGCGCGGGTGGCTCCCTCTGCGGTGACGTACTGCACCGTGGTGAGGGTGAGCGCGGTCGGCTCCTTGGGCGGCAGGACGTCGAGGCCGCTGCTTCCGTCGCCGAGCTGGACGACCTGGTCCTGGACGTCCTTGATGCCGAGCGGGGAGTAGACCGGCTTGGTGATGTCGCCGCCGGAGAACTGCACCCACAGTGTCTGGCCGACCGGCGGGATGGTGTTGGTCGGGGATGAGGGGGCGGCCCAGGCGCTTTCGGCGTTGCCGAGGACCTGCGGAATGAGCAGCGTGACGCGGGCCTCGTTCAGCGGGTCCTGGTTATTGGCAACGCTCGCCCGGTACATTCCCAGCACCGGATCAGCCGACATTGATGTCCTCCAGAAGACTCGATTCCCAGAACTGCTTGTTCCTCAGTACAGCCGGGACGGTGTCGAACTTGAATCTCTTGTTCGCATCGCTCCGGAATGTTACCGCGTAGGGCTGGTCCCTTTCCGCATCGACGGTGGTGGTGAACATCAGGCCCTTGTTGTTCTTGTCGCGGTTGATGACGTGCTTGGTGCCCGTCACCATCCACCGGCCCTTGTTGTCCGACGAAATGGAACTGCCGGAGATCCCGACCAGTGTTCCCGGGGCGACTTTCGCGGTGCCGTATAGCGTGGCCTGCATGGTGATCCAGCCACGGGAAGCGAGAGTGCGTGCTTCCATAAGCGCCTGCGCGTCGGCATAGTTGTCCACGGCTCGGGCAGTGGATATGGAATTCAGGAACGTTCCGATTCCGGTATTCGAAGCGGAGGACGCCTTGATGACTTTTCCGGTCTTCGCGTCCAGGCCGGAAATCACCGAGGTGCTTGCCGTGCCATTGCTGCGCGGAATCATCGTGCCGGTGAGAATGGAAAGGCTCTGGAGGGTGTCGTAGAGTCCCGGCGTCTGGTTCTTGGAGAACACCGGAATGTCCTGGACCTTCTGCCCGAGCAGGAGAACGCGCGGGTCGAGGAAGTACAGGGTGGAGCCCTCCACCCAGAAGCGGTAGCCGGTCTCGGACGCGAGGTCGTTGACCAGTTTGAAGTCGCTCTCTCCGGTCTGGGCCCAGTAGGTGAGGCGCCGGGCGGACGGGGAGATGACGGTGCGCAGGCCGTTCTCCCGGCCCACCTTCCGCACGATCGCGGTCGGGGACACGTTCTTCCACGACCGGGTGCGCTGGGTGTTCATCGGCAGGGTGGTGCCGATGCAGATGTAGCGCATGGTGACGTTGCGACTGCCGGAGGCGGCCAGCGCGCTGGAGTGGTGCACGTAGCCGTACCAGCGCACGATGTCGTTCGGGGAGCGTCCGTAGTCGAGCACGACCGGGGTCAGTTCGCTGTACGGGCTCGCGGCGGTGGGCGGCGTGGTCACGTCGATGATGGCCATCGAGTGCACGCCGTAGCCCTCGCGGACTTCCACCCGCGAGATGAGGCTGCTGACCTTGTCGGTGCCCATCGACAGACGGGTGACCGGTGCTTGTTCAGACACTGGGGATCCTGATGATCTGGCCGGGCGTGAGTTCGTCCCACGTCATGACCTCGGGGTTGGCGTCGGCGATGTGCCACCACATCCGTGCGTCGCCGTAGTACTGGGTGGCGAGCAGGTCGACGCGGTCGGAGGAGGTCCACTGGTGGTAGGTGAACTGGAAGGACCATTCGCGCTGCTGGCCCGGTACGACGGTGAGGTTGGTGCCACGTCCGGAGGAGACCAGCGCGAGGGTGGAGCCCGCGTAGCGGGAGTTCGAGGAGATCACCGGCCTGCCTTTCCGCTGGAGCCCAACTGCTCCGACGCCGACAGCGGGTCGCCCCAGTTCGCCAGGCGCGGGCCGATGATCGGCGCGTACTTGTTGCCGCCCTGCGGGGAGGGCAGGAGCGTCACGCCCACGACGACCACGCAGCGCTGGGGGATCATCTGCTGAGTCCAGTGGGTGTACCGGACCTCCAGCGACGAGATGGTCCCGTAGTAGGACAGCGTCGAGCCGATGACGACGAACACCGGGGTGTAGATCATCGGGCCGGACGGGCCGGTGGAGAACGAGCCCTTCTTGAAGTTGTCGATGGCGCCCTGGACGTCGGCCTTGTTGTCGCCGGTCGCGCTCATCGGGGAGGCGATGCCGGTCATCCGGTACAGGGACAGGACGTCGTAGGCGACACCGAACTCGGGCACCCACGTGAGGGCGTCCCCGTAGAGTTTCGAGGAGTCCCACAGTTCGTAGGTGCGGTCGAATTGCAGCGCGAAGGACAGCGTCTGCTGGAGGGGCAGGATGAACTGCCCCGCAGTGACGTCGTTCGGCAACTGTGAGTTCGGGTCGGCGAGGACCCCCGTGTCGATGCCGTGGTTGAGGTCGATCTCGCCCGGGTTGTACAGGAAGTTGCAGCGGTAGCGCACACCGTTGATCGGCTTCTCCATGATGATGAAGCCGCGCGTCAACTTCTTGTTGTTGTCGAAACTGTGCCCGTCGTTCTGGAGGAACGGAATGGCAGAGATCCGAGGGTCGAAAGGACCGTTGTCCACGATCTTGCTGGCAGCCATTACACAGCCACCCAGATATTAAGCCGCATGTCAGTTCCCTGCCGCGATGAGATTGATTCGGTTGTCCTCGGCGAGCGCCGTCATGAACTTGTTCGCTGCGTCCCGCGCCGAGGTCTGGTCCATGGCACCGGACACCTGCACCGTGACTGCGCCCGCGTGGAAGTTCAGGGTGGCCTTACCACCCGAGGTATTAAGCCCGCCGATACCACCAGCCAGCGGTGTATTACTCGACAGCGCCTTACGGATCGCGTCGGCTTGGTGCGCCGGGATAATCATTTCGCCCTTGTGGACGCGGGCCGTCTGGTCAACATCGATATTCGCCGATCCGACGGCGTACCCCTTATAGGATCCGCCGTTCGCCATCGACTTGATACCAGGCACATTCGCCAGGGAGCCGTACCGGGAATCCGCATACCGCACACCGGCAATGATGTTGTCGACCGGATTCCAGATGTTCTTGTGGCCCGCCAGCGAGTACGCCTTGAACGTCGAGTCGATGGTCTGCATAATGCCCTTCGACGGGTGGCCCGCCTTGGCATTGCTGTCCCAGTTGTTCTGCGCGTGCGGATTACCGCCGGACTCGTGCATCGCCATCGAGTTGACGTACTTCTCGTTCGACGACGTGTCCTGGTGCAGGATCCCGAGCGCCGACTTGATCCACCCCTTGAGGTTGCCTGTCGGCATCGAGCCGGGCACGGACCCGTTGTCGGTGCTCTTCGTGCTGCTGCCACCCTGGCCCGCACCCACACCGGAGCCGACGTTGGCCGCGCCGACCGAGGCGATACCCGCCGCGATGGCGTCGACCTCCTCGACCGAGCCGTACGAGCCGACGTCACCGCCGAAGCCCATGGAGGACAGCCGGTTGGAGTCGGACCCGGCAGTGTCAGCGCCGCCGTCGGTGAGGTCACCGAGGTTGCCGACCGCACCGAGGATGCGCACCGCGTTGGTGAACTCGCCCGGCTGGTAGGCGCGGATACGGACCGAGGACCCGGTGTGCGGGGCCTCGATGACCTTCCCGTTACCGATGCACATCACGACGTGGTGCGCGGGGTTGCCGTTGAACAGCAGGTCGCCCGCACGCTCCTGGCCGAGCTTGACCGACTTACCGGCCTTCTGCTGCTGCGCGGCCGTACGGGGCAGGGAGACACCGATCTGCTTGAACGAGAACTGCATCAGGCCCGAGCAGTCGAAGCCCTTCGGCGAGGCACCGCCCCAGACGTACTTCACGCCCAGGTACTTCATGGCGATCTTGATGACGGCAGCGGCGGTCTTGCCCGCGCCGCTCGTACCGGTGGCGACCGCGCCGGACGTCTTGCTGCCCGTGGCGGCAGCCGCTCCGCCCGAGGAACCGCCACCGAAGACGTTGTTCGAGAACATGCCGGTGACCGCACCGATGCCACCACCGACCGCCGCGCCGATACCGGTACCGATGACCGGGACGACGGAGCCGATCGCGGCACCCGTGAGCGCACCGGTCGCGGCGTCCACGCCGACGTGACCCCACTTGTTGCCCGTGCCGCCCTTCTTGCTGACCTTGTCGACGATCTGCGAGCCGAAGTGGTGTGTGCCCAGAGCGGCCACACCGAAGGCGCCAGCAGCACCCAGAGCGGCCCCGGAAAGGTCCAGGGCACCCCCAAGCGCGCCGAAGCCAGCAGCCGGACCCGTGCCGCCTCCCAGGGCCGCACGGCCTGCACCCAGCAGACCCCCGCCTGAGCCACCCCCGAAGCCGCCGAGGCGTCCGACCATGCCCAGGCCGCGCATCATGCCGTAGTTGCCCACAGCGGAGCCGACAGCGGAGCCGACCATGGAACCGGCACCACCGGCCCAGCCGATCGGGGTGTCCAGGTGGGTGGACTTGAGGAAGGACTGAACAGCGGTGGAGAACTTGTCCAGGTAGTTGGTCGCAGTCTTCAGACCGTCGTTGAAGGGCTGGAGCGTGTTGACATCCTGATTGCGCAGCGTTCCGGCACGGTCCTGGATGGCCTGCGCATCGGAGTCGCCGATGTTCCACTTCTTCAACTGCGCCCTGGCGCTCTTGTTGCCGTCGGCAGCCTTGTTCATCGTGGAGACGTACTGCTGCTCGGACGCGCCCTTGATCTGAGCGTTGAGCATGCCGGTAAGTTCGCTCTTGACCTGCTGGAGGGTGCCCGCAGGCATGGTGCGCGCCAGCGACTGCATCATGGCGGAGCCGTCGCTGAGGGTGTCGTGGATCTGGTCCTTGTTCTTGATGTTCTTCAGCGACGACCAGCGCTGCATGACCTGCTGGGCGATCTGCCGGGGGTCCTGGCGCTTCCCGTTCTTGATCGTCTGGATGCCGACGGCCTGGTTGGCGTAGTACGACTGAGCCGTCCACGCACCCGCCATGCCCTGGACGCGCTGCGCCTCCGAGATACCCGGGTTGAGGAGCCCGGAGGACTTGGCGTAGTTCCACGCCGAGGCGAAGTTCGCGGAGCCCGGAGAACCGGCCGTGGACTGCCCGAGGGTCTGATAGGCGAGTCCTGCGTCCATCGTGGACTGGGCGCCGAAGTTGTTGGTGAACGCCTGCTTCGCGGTCGCGCCGTAGGACTGCGAGGAGATCTGGCCCGACTGGTAGACGACGCTGTCCATGAGGACCTTGTCGTCCATCTGCTTGGCCGCCCAGGCATGGAAGTCCTTGAGGCCACCCTTGAAGGAGTAGGGGCTCTTGCGTCCGCCGTTGTTGCCGGAGCCACCGCCCTGGCTGGAACCACCCGAGCCGGAACCTCCCGAGCCGGATCCGCCCTGGCCGCCGTTGTTCGCCGCTCCGCCGCCCTGGCCGGTCTGGCCGGAGAAGGTGACACCGCCACCGTTGGCGGAGGTCGTCATGCGCTGCTGCTGGCCGCCAGCTCGGGGAGCCGTGGAGGGGGCGCCTGCACCGCCGTTGGGGCGGCCGTGGCCGTAGTTGCTGGTGTTGTTCCAGACGTCGTTGGCGAGCATGCCGAAGCCCCGGGCGCCCGACTGGGACCCGGAGCCACCGCTGTGCCACCCCTGCCAGAGACCGGCGGCTCCCCCGCCGACCGTCTTCAACTTGGAGGCGGCCGTCTCCAGTCCCTTGTTCAGGGACTCGACGTTCTTCGCCAGTTTCGAGATCGCATCCTGGGCCTTGTTCCAGCCCAGGAGCGGTCCCTGTCCTGCCACCGTACTTTCGTCAGCCATTGTCCGCCTCAGCCGTTCGCCTATTGCGCTGCGCCGTAAACCACTTCACCCAGTGCAGGCGCTCCCGCACGGTCAACCGGCGAATTTCGCTGAGGCTCCAAGCCGGGGATAGCTCGACTAGTTGCTCGTATTCGAAGTACGTGTCGAAGTAGTTACAGACCCTGAAACAGGTCCCCCGCCGAGATGAAGAGGGGGACCTCCTTTCCGCACGAATCGTGCAGGAACTTCACATCATTGTATTGCGGGCCGGGCTGCTTCTTTTCAATCGTGTCGAGGATCGTCTGGCGGTCCGCGATGCCGAGAGACCGGGCGAACTCCGGATTACCGGAGACGGCATTCTCGGTGCCGTCCGCTTCGACCACGGAAATGAGAACCCGGGAGAGCAGGAGGGTGTTCTGCTCGGAGTCGCTGGTGCGGTCCGCGACGGCCAGGAGGGCTTCCTGGTCACTGCCGACGGGCAGCCGTACGAACGCCTTGCGGTTCTTGCGCAGGGCCACCTCGAAGATGCGGGAGGCGGGGTCGTCCAGGCGCCGGACGGGGATCTCGTCGAGGGTGACGGACAGGCGGAACTCGTCGCCGCAGAACGGGCAGGAGTAGCGGTCCCAGACGATCTCGTCGCCGTAGGTGGCGCGGCGGATCTCCATCAGGAGCATGTCGCGGTCGCCGAGCAGGAGGTTGGACAGCAGGGTGGTGCTGGCCTGCTCGCCGCCCACGGAGACGGTGCCTGCCGAGAGCAGGGTGGCGATGTACTTTCCGAGGCCGCCGGAGCGGGCCTTGGTGAGGGCTTCCTCATCGGCGCCGGTCAGTTCGCGGACGTCCGCGTCGTAGCGGACGGATGCGTAGTCGCCGCCCAGAACATAGCCTCCCGGCAGGCTGAAATTACCGCCTGCCGGGAGGGTGATCTCGGGCTTGGCGACCTGTCCCCCGTTGTCATTCAGAATCGCCGCGATGGCGGCATTCGATGCGCTCGGGTTGGCGAGGGGGTTGGTGTACCCCTCGGTATTAAGGTCGGTAGCCACTGGTGTTGCTCCTAGTCGAGTCTCGGGAATCCGCTATTAGAAACTAACGGAAGACGAGCCCGTGCTGTTAGCCAACTTGAACTCGAAGCCCTCGTGGGCGAGGGTCATCTGCTGGACGACGATCGCATTGGCTCCGGCGTCGAGGTCGGAGAAGGCAACCGCCGTCGGCCACGCGTTGTAGACGCGGAATGCGGCCTTGGCGGGAGTGTTGCCGGAAGTCACCGGGTGGTCGAGCACCTTGATGTCGACCATGTGCCGGAATTCCTGTCCGGCCTTTCCGTTGCCGGTGCCCTGGATGACGGTGAACAACTGGCGCATCCAGTCCATCATCTGGCTGTCGCCGACCGCGAGGCCCTTGGACAGCGTGATCGGGGCAAAGTCGGACTGACCGGGCATCTTCTGAGTTGTCGTGTTCATTCCACCCTCACGGTATGGAATGACCTCAGTCGTGACGTTCAAGCCCGAAAGGGACATGAAGCCCATGCGGGCGAAGCCCTTGATGCCCGGGTGCTGGATCTGGACCTGGAACTTGAAGTTGCGCAACGGGTCCGTTGCGATGTGCCCCACGGTCGAAGTGGTCGTAGCCATCAGTCAGTTACCTCTCAGGAAGTGGCCGTCGAGTCGGTCGCGGAGGACCCACCCGAGTACTGGCCGATTTCGATGACGATGAATTCGGCCGGGGTCTGAACCGCGACGCCGACGGAGATGTTCACGACGCCGTTGGCCACGGAGGCGGCGGTGTTGTTCGAGGAGTCGCAGGTGACGAAGTACGCCTGGTCCGGCGTGGTCCCGGCCAGCACGCCCGTCTGCATCAGGGTGAGCAGGTACTGCGTGATGACCGCGTTGATCTGGTCCCACAGGATCGAGTCGTTGGGCTCGAAGACCGCGAAGCGGGTGGCGTCGAGGATGCCCTTCTTGATCAGCATCAGCGACCGGCGGATGGAGACGTACCGGTCCGGCATGCCCGTCGACAGCGTCCGGGCGCCGTAGATGACGAAGCCCGTACCCGGCAGCGACTTCAGCACGTTGACGCCCGCGACGTTCAGCGCGTCCTGGTCGTCGTTGGAGAACCGGAACTCCGTGTCCAGCACGCCCTTGAGGACGGTGTCGATACCGGCCGGAGGCTTCTGCACCCCACGCGAGGCATCGGTGCGCGCGTACTGGCCGAGCACCGCGCCGCCAGGCGGCAGCAGACGGGCCGAACCGGACGCAGTGGTCGCCGGGTCGTTGACGATCAGCCACGGCCCGTAGACGGCCGCGTACGAGGACGCACGCAGCGCCGAGCCGCCCGTGGACATGCCCTGGAGCGAGAGCGCGTAGGAGTGGGCGTTGTCGGCCGAGGTCGACTTCACGCCGTCCACGACGACGAACACGCTGCCCTGCTCCTCGGCCCACTCGATGATCGGGTTCAGGACGGTCGCGTCGGTGACACCCGGGAGGTTGAGGACCAGGTTCGCCTCGACGACTTCCAGCCGCTCCGTCGCGGACGCCAGGTCCACGGCAGCGACACCGTCCGAACCGCCCGCCAGGGCGACACCGGACTGGATGGCCGGGGCGTGGGTCGGCACCCACGCGGTATTAAGCAGGCTCTGGACCTGGATGAAGGACGAGCCGGTGACCGGGGAGTTGATCAGCGCGGTGGCGTTGCGGGAGTCGGCCGGGTCCAGGGAGACGTCCGGGAAGCGCTCCTTGAGGAAGGCCGCCGTGTCACCGCCCACGTACACGTACAGGTCGAAGCGGCCACCGCCGGACGAGGCCGCCGTGACGTCCACGTAGACCGTGTTGCCCCAGGAGCCCGGAGAGATCGCGGTGATCTTCAGGGTCGGCTCGGGAGTCGCCTCGGTGTCGTCGAGCGAGATGCTTGCCGCGACCGCGTCGGCCGCAGCCGCACGCACGATGTAGGCACCGCTGCCGCCGTTGTTGAAGTACTGGTAGACGCTGAACGGCAGGTACTCGCTCGTGTCCCCGAAGCCCCCGAAGGTGGCCACGTACTGCGACCAGGACGACACCAGCGTGGGGGCCAGCGGCCCGCCCTGCTTGTTCGTGCCGACGAAGGCCGCGACGGACTCGCCGGGCGTGGTTACGGTCTGGCTGAGCGGAGTCAGCGTCTCGCTGATGTAAACACCAGGCCGCTTGTAGACAGTCATCTGTTTCTCCTGGGTAAAAGGAATTCCTGGGGTTACGAATCCTGGGTACGGTTCATGGGCGGATTACGTGGTCCGTGGAGTACTCGAAGTCCAGCGCCACACCGGTCGCCTTCACGTAGGACTCGGCATCGGACTGGAGCATTTCGCTGGATACAGAGATCAGGTATTCGCGACGGAACAGGCGCTTGCCGTTCTCGTCACGGGTGTCGGCCAGCTCGGGTCCACCGAGAAGGTCCAGGCGCCGTACCGTCCCGTCCTCGGGAATCTCCAGAAAGCCGAAACGCGCCGGGAGACGGTCGCGCTGCATCATCGAAGACGCCAGCGCTATGTCGTGCTCCGCGAGACGGGTGAAGACCATGACGCGGTACCGCAGGTCGAAGGGGACCGGATACTCGACGAGGTACGGGGACTCGGTGACGTCGTAGGAGGTGTCTCCCTCCGCCCACCAGCCGGGCTTGCCCTCGGGCGCGTACGGCAGGAAGACAGGGCCACGGTGCTCCCGCTCGTCGGCCTTCTCGATACCCGCGTGCTCGATGACCACCAGGGGGAAGGTCTGCTTGGCCAGCTCCGTCTCGGGAATGCGGTAACGCACCGGAACGGGTCGGCCGTCCG